AAAATCCTAACTGGGCTAAAACGATGGCAAAAAGAGTATCTGCAACTAGAAGAAAAAATGTATCATTAATTAAAGAAGAAGCTGGAGGAAAATGCTGTATTTGTGGATACAACAAATGCACTGCAGCATTGGATTTTCATCATTTAGACCCAGATGCTAAAGAAGGAAGAATTATTGGTTCCACTGCATCTTTAGCAAAGCAAAGAGAGGAAGCAAAAAAATGCATCCTTGTATGTGCAAATTGCCATCGTGAAATTCATGCTGGCATAACTATATATTGAATTTAAGGGCAAGGATGTCCACCTACGATAAAATCTACGATGTGGCCGAGGGGATCCTTTGTTTAATACAACGTTCCTTGTTGCACCCTTTACTACAGCATTCTAGTTTATCAGTCTAGGGCTCTTAGTACCTCTGGCTGGGAATCGAACCCAGTTTCCAAGTGCATTGTCTGCCTGTCCTTACCAATAGACTAACAGAGGATTAACTAATTTTCACCTAGAAGATATTCAACTGTATTTGCTACATCATTCATAGCATCACGAAGATTGGGACGTTGACCAGACTCTTGTTTAATAACCGGTCTATGATCATCAGTTAGAGTCCACCTCCACTGATCCATATCTTTACAATACCAAAGATTAATCTTCATGTTTATAATACTCTAGTTCAATCCAATTAAGAAGTGTCTGAAATGCATTGATGGATGCTTGAGTACAATTATCTTCTTTAAGTCGATGAATGTAAAACTCAAGAGCTTCAATGACCATCTGACGATCAGTTTGTGAAATAAGTGACATAATAACCTCAAGATGAGGAAGCGGGAAACGGGGATCGAACCCGTGATTCAAACTTGGAAGGATTGCGTGTTACCGCTACACTATTCCCGCAGTGACCCCTCTGTTTGAGCATCGTCGATAGGCTTGAGGGGTGTTGATTTTATTTATTAAATGTAATTACATCAGGTGTTGATGATGGAATTACGGTATCTCCTAGTTTAATTTGGTATTTTGCACCAGACTCTTGAGCTTTATTCATTACAATAATGTAACCTAATTTTTGTAGTGCTTCAGCAATAGAATGAAGAGTATAAGGATCTTCATGCATTGCACCTAGTTCAAGTGCAGAACGAAGTGCATGTTCAGCCTTTTCAATTTGATACTTAACTGAATCGCCCATGTTAATTATATAGTGGGGATGGAGAATAGGAGACTTGAACTCCTGACATCCTGCTTGCAAAGCAGGCACTCTACCAACTGAGTTAATTCCCCAGATGGATTAAGTGTGATATATCTCATAAGGATATAACAGGGACTTAATCTCTATCCGTATACTGACTTTGCAGTTCACCGACAATTTACCGTCAGAATGGAAGTTCTGTTAACGGTAATCGGGATGATAGGACTCGAACCTACGACTTCCGCTTCCCAAAAGCGGCGCTCTAGCCAAACTGAGCTACATCCCGAAATAGGAACACTGGGAATTGAACCCAGACCAACCCGTTATAAGCAGGCCGCTCTACCATTAAGCTATGCTCCCTAGACTAAATTATCGAACTTCGTAATCTAGTCTACGTATTCGCCTTTTCGGCACATCAACTTGATCAATAACTTTGGGTTTTGGTTTTGGTTTCATAAATCCACTTACCATTTCAACTTGGCTGATGTCTTGTCCTATTATAACAGGTAACCCATTGTTGTCAAGTCTTATGTAGGTCTCGTTAGGACACTTACATGACTGACCTCTGTTTGGTGTTGCTACCTGAAGTGTTGCATTGCAACATTTACATCTGATTGTGTACATTGTTTCATACCTTAAATATTCAGTTGTCACGACTCAGGAGGGACTTGAACCCCCGACCAACTGCTTAGAAGGCAGATGCTCTATCCAACTGAGCTACTGAGTCAATTGTTGGAAACTCATAAGATATTTACCTTATGTATATTACCAGAAGTATTAGAGGACTTCCGAACCAACTGATTTAGTTTACCATGTCTTGGGGCAGTTGTCAACCCATGGGGCACACAACCTCATTTCCCCGCCAAGTGCTCGACACTCATCAGTATAACACACATCAGTGTCAACTGGTTTCTCTGAGTACCGTGGAGTTAATACCTTAGCATATTTATCGTCTTTTGTCAAGCGTTCATAATCACGGATTGCTTTGTCCACGGTTCGCTCGACATCTCGTTCCACTACACCAGGATTTTTTTGAAGTTCTGGGATTAGTGGAGAATCTGGTTGATATGTTTGAAAATATTCATAAACAATATCCCAGATATGTTTTTCTTCTATCTTTAAGCAAGAAGAGAGTGATGCTACTATTAAAGATAAAACTAGAATAGTTCTAATAGATGTTTTCTTTTTACCAAAAGAAAAATTAAATTTCATAGGTTAATCATTTTGGGTCATCATGTGATAGCTCACGGTCTATTATACCTTTGATTTTTTTGATTCTTTCTTGTGGACTTTTTGTTGTTTTTTTAGAAGACGGCTTACTGGGTTTTGATGGTTCATCACCAACAACCGATGCAGCCATTTGTCTCATTTTTTTAATTCTATCTAGTTGTCTTTGATGTCGTTCTAGATCTTGTTGCATAAGTTTTTTATGAGCATCATCAAACCCATCTAAAATAGATTCATTAAGATTTACTATATATGCTTCTAAACAAAACTCTTGAAAGGTTTTCATGATGCTCTTTATAGTTCTTTATGAGGAAGGGGAGAACTTATCTCCCCATTATTTATCTGTTAAACTCTATAGTAACAGACTCTTGCCACTCCCTGTCCTGGAGACGCAATAGTAGAGAATGCCCCGTAGGACAGGTCGAGGTCTCGTCCTCCGACATATGGACCTCTATCATTCACTCGCACAATAACTGATCTTCCATTTCGTTGATTTGTAACACGTAATCTAGTGCCGAATGGAAGCCACCTATGTGCCACAGATCGACCATATGCATTATATGTTTCACCGTTTGCGGTGGTTTGGCCGTGATATCCATCACCTACACCATAATGTGATGCCAGGGAACATCCGCTGGCTGCCTCAGCTTTTTGGGGCGTAAATCCAAGAAGTGTTGAAGCAATTAAAAGGGTTGAAATAAAACGCATTAATTTAAATTGAACTCTACATCCTAATAGAGAAACCACACATCCCCTCTCTCAAGGGGGAATCTCCTAGGCTCTAAATGATAACACTCAATCGCTTATGATAAAAGTTGGTGTTACCAATGGGCAGGGAGGGATTTGAACCCCCGTAGGCAGAGCCAGCGGATTTACAGTCCGCCTCCATTAACCACTCGGACACCTACCCGATAACAAAATGTTACCACACTCGCATTCAGTTGTCAAGGTGCTTGGGATATTTATACCGTTTCTCAGGGTTGGAAAACCCTACCCCATCCATCGTTTCCTGCAGGGCACCATCTACGGGATAGTTCTGATCTCTTATATACAGCTCCTTTACCATTAGTTACTGCTCCAGTATAGCCATCATTAAGTGAACCGTATGGATCATTGACTACATAATCTCCTGCTGGAGTCTTACCAATTACTACAACCATGTGCCCGCCAGTAGGTGCAGATAAAGAACCCCTGTGCAAGATACCAATAACCACAGGTCTGCCTTTGGATAGCTCACTATCAAGAGCATTAAAAGTGAGATTGTAACTAAAGTGTGACTTAATACCATAGCTTGCAAGAACTTTGGTTTGAACCACATGATCAGTTGTATCACCGATTGAGAATACCTTTTGAACATATGCATCATCACCCTTAGGTCCTTTTAAAGTGCCAGGTTTAAAATACTCAAGACACATAGCACAAGCAGAACTGTTACAAGTACGGTTAGCATCTCTGTAATTATCTGTCTGTGGGAAGAATGGAACTTCTAGGATATTTGATTTTGGTTTATCTGGCTTAGTCCTAAAAATTCTAACCCAGTTAGCTTCATCCTGCATTAGCTCCTGAGCTTTGATAACTAGATCCTTTTCAAATTGCTCTACCGCAGCTACATGCTTTGGATTAGTTTCGTCGTAGTGTTTAAAAAAGTTGTGTAAGTCAATTTGCATTGGTCTCTCCGAATAGTTTGATAAAGTACTCTGCATCAACAACGACTAAAGGTTTCTTGTGATTTTTTTTCATGACTACAATAGGTTCATAATTTCCACAGTTAGCTTTAGCTTGTTCATAAGCTTCCCATACATTCAACTTCTCAACATTCTTACATTCAATAGAAAAAGGAAACTTACTTCTAGCAGCTCTGGCCATGATTAAATCTTCACCACCAGCACCCATAGATCTTGATTCAATATCTTCAGGATGTACATCTAGTTGTTCTATGAGTTGATCTCTAACCCACTTCTGTAGATTCCTACCTTTAGCTTTAGCACTCTGAGGTTTCATAATATATCTCTAAGTAATATCTAAGATATTTATCTGAACCCTGACAGAGTTATTATACAGGGTTTTACGGGTCTTGTCAAGCCCCCATATCGAAAATCCTTAATAAGCCAGAAAACATGCTTTTTTTCTACGGTTTTACTAGGGTTCTCAGCCATAAAAAAAGAGACCCCATAGGGTCTCAGGAAAAGGTTTGAGCTTAAAATCAGCCTTCTAGAATCTCAGAGATCCATGCATCTGACATGTTAGCCATGATAGATTGAGCATCTTCTGGAGTATCGGCATAGCCTTCATCTAGGAGATGAGCAAGAACTACATCATAAAGATCTTCTCTTTCTTCTGAATAATAGTTTTCAACAATCTGATTTACTTCATGATCGCTAAATGAATCAAGAACTTCAACTGCCTGGTCAAAGGTTTCAGCATAACCTTCGTTAATTAGATATTCAAGAATAAAATCAAAATCCTCACCGAGTCTCTTTCTTCCTTGTTTTATAGCTCTACTCATAGCTAAAGCTCTTTGAGATGGGCGTCTTAGATTTCCACCAGGAGTTCGTGTTCCTGCACCCACAGGAGGAAGTGCTCTTCCGGTTGAAGAAGGTTCAACAGAATTTTTAATTGCACCGCCTACATTCCTATAAGGAGCAGGAGATCTTGGACCTTTTGGTGCTGGAGATGGACCTTGTTGGGGTTTGAATGTTCTGTTTACATTCTGTCCACCAGGTCTCCAAGTTGGTTTTGATGATGATGATGATGATGCTGGTTTTGGACCCTGCTGAGGTTTGAATGTTCTGTTTACATTCTGCCCACCAGGTCTCCATGTTGGTTTTGATGATGATGCTGATGATGATGGTTTTGATTCAAACTCAGAAGTATCCGCACGTCTTGCAGCAGAAGCTTGGGCTCTTGCTGCTCTTCTCATTTGACGACCAGTTTCTCTTGCCTTTGCTTCCTTTGCTGCTTGTCCACTAAATTCTTTCTTGGCAGCACTATACCCAGCTTTTGCGGATTTTTTAACATTACTCAAAAATCCTTTAACTTTCTCCTTGGCAGATGATAGTTTGCGTCCAACTTCAGCAGCGCCTCCCATAGCAGCAGAAGCAGCACCAGCACCTAAAGTCTTTGCTCTATCTGCAATATTACGACCAGCACGAACTGCAGCAACTTGCATTCTTTTTATTGCATGTTTTCTGCCAACTCTTTCACGCTCAGCAGACTTTTCTCTCTTTGCGGTTGCCGCTGCGGATTTTCTCTCACGAGTTGCTTTGTTTTGCAGTCTATTCATTCTTTCCATTTCACTTTCTTCGGAAAGAATCTGAGAGTCAAGTAATTGCACACACTCGTTAAGTTTGAACTCACCTTCAGAAAAAATGGCTTCCATAATTATGGTAAGCTCATTATCGGAAAGATCATCAACAAATGATAAATCTTCTTCAACTGCGAAAATATCTTCTCTTAGTTCGTCGTCATATACGGCGAAGTAAGACTCATAAAGTTTTTGGGTACTTGTCATTGGAGTTTCTATAAATGTTACTTTATAGTATTATTTATAAAAACTCCCGCATTGACTACAGTTTAAACCCAGAGAAAGTATCGTTCTTCATGTCTTGTTTGATGCCACCAATCACATAAGATTCAATCTCTGTTTCTTGGGGAGCATTCTGCATCATCTTAGAATTTAGCCAATGCTCAGTCCAAGGAAGTGGATTGTTTGACATTGAAATATCAAACATTGGCTTCAGTCCAATAGACTTCATCCTACGGTTTGCAATGTACTCAACATAGGAGGATAGTAGTTTTGCATTCAAGCCAATCATTGAACCATCTTTGAACAGATACTCTGCCCAAGCTTTCTCTTCATTTACTGCACGGGCATACATTTGACGTACATTATCTTGCTCTTCTTCAATGATTTCTAGCATCTGTGGATCATCACCATTCTTCCAATTCTTGATAATGTTCTGAGTAATACCTAGATGCTGAGATTCATCACGAGCAATCAAGCCAATGATCTTAGCAGATCCTTCCATGAGTTTAAGTTCACCAAATGCAAACGAACATGCAAAGGAAACATAGAAACGAATGCCCTCAAGAATATTCACATTCATGACAGCACGATATAGTTTTCTCTTTAGTTCTTTGAGTTCAATGTTTGCAGTAGTATGATCGCCAAGTTCCCATAGCTTACCGCCACCCCATTGCTGGGCAGACTCAATTAGTTCATCGTAGGCTTGAGTTACACTGGTTGCACGTTCTAGAATCTTTTCATCATCAAGAATAGTATCAAATACTTCAGATACATCTGAGTATACATTCTTGATGATATAGGTATATGAGCGACTATGAATCATCTCCATAGTTTCCCAGATGGTCATACAAGCTTCCAGTTCTGGAAGTGAGCAGTATGGTAGAAATGCCATGCCAGGACCACGACCCTGAACGGAATCAAGCATGATCTGATACTTCAAATTTGAAGTAAAGATGTGCTTTTGTTCAGGGCGAAGTGTTTGATAATCTGCACGATCTTTTTGGAGGGAGACCTCCTCAGGTCTCCAGAAATATCCAAGCTGTTGCTGGGTGAGCTTTTCAAAGATAGGATACTTGTATGAATCATACCTTTGAACTCCAAGAGGAGCACCAAAAAACATTGGTTGCTTTTTGGTGTCTACATGATTGCTGTTGAATACGGTCATACCCTTGATTTCACTGTTGGTATTTTTGATGAATTGCATGTAAGTTCTCCTTAGATTTTGCAGCTTTCGCAGTCGTCGTCTGATTCTAGTTGAGCAAGTAATTGAGTTAATGCTTCACCTTTTTCTTCTACATCTCCGTCAGACTTACTATCATAGGTGTTCTGATAGTAGCTTGTCTTCCAGCCATACTTGTATGTTGATAGAAGATCTTGAGCCATAACAGATACTGGAACTTCATTATCTGGATAGTTCTCTGGATTGTAACTCCAGTTACCAGAGATTGCCTGGTCAAAGAACTTTTGCATCACAGCAACAATATTAATATAACCAGTGTTGCTAGGCATATCCCAGAGAAGCGTATAGTTCTTCTTGAGAGATTGATAGCTGGGAACAATTTGCTTAAGTGGTCCCTTCTTTGATTTTTTAACGGACAAGTAATCTCTAGGTGGCTCGATTCCATTTGTTTCATTTGACACAACGGAACTGCTCTCAGAAGGCATTTGTGCGGACAATGTTGAGTGCCTGAGACCGTGAGCCAGGATGGATGTTCTAAGAGTTTCCCAATCATACTGAAGATCGTTTGGTGTGATTTCGTCTACATCTTTTTTGTATGTATCGATTGGGAGAACACCATGAGAATACTTAGTACGACCAAAATAATCACACTTACCCTTTTCAATAGCAAGTTGATTGGATGCCTTGAGAAGATAATACTGGAATGCTTCTGTCAGATCGTGAACTAGTTTCCATGCTTGGGGGTCTTCATACTTTACTCCATTACGAGCAAGGAAGTGAGCAAGACCAATGTAGCCAACACCAAGAGAACGACGTGCCTTGGTTGAAATACGTGCAGCTTCGATTGGATAATCTTGATAATCAATCAGTTCATCTAGGGCACGAATAGACAGATCGCATAGTTCTTCCATCTCATCAAAGTTGCTAATCTTACCTACATTAACTGCAGATAGAATACAAAGTGCAATTTCGCCACTTGAATCATCAATATGATTGATGGGAACTGTTGGAAGTGTAATCTCTTGGCAGAGATTAGACATGTTCACTTTATCAAGGAAGGAAGAGTGTGAATTGCAATGGTCGATATTCATGATGTAAATACGACCTGTTTCTGCACGTTCCTTGAGGATGTTTAGAAATAGTTCTTGAGCGCCGATAGTTTTTCTTGGAATAGATGTATCTCGTTCATAAGATACATATAGCTCGTCAAATCTATCAGTGCCAAAAGCATCATACAAACCAGGAACGTCGTGTGGAGAGAAGAGTGAGACTTCTCCGTTTTGAATGAATCGTTCATAGAAGATCTTGCTAATTTGAATGCTATAGTCTAGCTTACGAACTCTGTTATCTTCAGTTCCTTTATTATTCTTTAGAACTATGATGTCTTCAATTTCTTGATGCCAAATAGGAAAATGAACTGTAGCTGAGCCACCTCGTATGCCGTTTTGAGTGCAACACCTGACCGTCGCTTCAAATTTCTTGAGAAACGGAATGACTCCTGTATGTGCGACTTCTCCTCCACGGATTTTGCTATTGATACCCCTGATTCGGCCTGCGTTGATACCGATTCCTGCACGCTGAGCCACATAACGGCCAATAGCCATGTCAGAGCTGAAGATAGAGTTAAGAGAATCGTCAGAATCAATAAGCACACAAGAAGCAAATTGACGAAGAGGGGTTCTAACACCTGCCATAATTGGCGTGGGAATGTTAATTCGGTGTTTGGAGATTGCGTTGTAGTATCGTTTGACATAATCAAGTCTAGTTTCCTTTGGATATTCTGCAAACATGGTTGCAGAAATTAGCATGTACATGTATTGGGGAGTTTCATATATTGTCTTTGAACTCCTGTCTTGTACAAGATATTTGTCTACTACTTGCCTGAGTCCAGCATAAGTAAAGATATAATCTCTTTCATGATCAATCCAAGAATTAATTTTGTCCCATTCATCATCAGTATACTTTCCAGAAAGGGCTTTATCATAAACACCTTTCATTACCCCATGATATAGATGATCTCCTATTGAGGGGAACCCGTTCTTCCAATTAGCTCCAAAGACTTGCTTATATAAACCGAAAAGCAAGAGACGAGCAGCAACATACTGATAATTTGGATTATCGAGACTGATAAGGTCGCTAGCTGACCTAACCAGGATTTCTTGGATTTCATCTGTTGTAATCCCATCATAAAATTGAAGACCAGACTGAATCTCCACTTGAGATGCACTAACACCTGCTAATCCACCACAAGCACATTCAACCATGTTATGAATCTTGTCTAGATCTAGAGATTCAAAAGTACCATTACGTTTTTTAACTTTAGTACCGTTACTCATACTTTCTTCCATGTAGTAAATTTAACTTTAGCTTCCAACCCCTGATAGGTATTGTCTGTAACTAATTGCTGTGGGTTGAGTCCAGCAATAATCATATCGTTTATATCCTTTTCTTTGACATTAGAAGGCCAAATAACCACCTTCTCTCCTGCACTGATAAGTTTGTCATAGCGTTGAACAATTTGAAGATTGCGAGGTTCGTTGTCTAAAATGAAAACTCTATCTTTGTAGATAGACTTTTCTAGATATACATCAGATCCACACATGGCAATTGCATTAGACAGAAAAAGAGAGTCGAAAGGACCCTCTGTGACATAGATGGTTTTGTCGAAATCTAAAGAATCAAGTCCAAATAGTTTAGCGTACTTATCATCCAGGATGGTAGTAATATAGCGTAGTTTTGCAGTTTTGTCAAGAGCCCTCCCCTGATATCCAAAAAGTTTTCCACTTTTGGACATGAGTGGGATGATGATTCTAGACTCTTTGATTTTTGTTTCAGTCTTGGCCCAAGCATGAAAATCCTCGGCGTAATAGAATTTAGAAAAGAACTTTTCTGGGATCTGTCTGTTGAGAAGGTATTTTTTTGCTGGGTGTGAATTATTTAGTTCTGATATCTTTTCCAGCTCTGATAATGGAGTCTTTTTAAATACTGGTTTCTGAAACTCAAACTTAGGCTCTGCAGTGTTTGAACCACGACCAGTCAATCCAGACTTAAATCTCTCCATGACATATTCATCATGGACAGTGACATCTAGATCCTTTAGAAAATTAGCTAATGAACGTCCTACCCCACAGTTATGGCACTTGAATACCATGTCTGCATTTTTTCGGTAGAGGAATCCCCTTGCACGGTTTTTATTTTTCGTAGAGTCACCGCAATAAGGACACCTAAAGTTATATAGATTATCTTTCTTCTTTGCAAATTTGTCTAGTCTAATTGAAATGAGATTAATGTATTTGATGTCAATGTAACTCATTTTTTGGTGGTTTGCTCAGTCCCTCCATTATAGGGCATTGCGAGCATGTTGTCAATGAATGGGACCACCAGGCCGACCACTAGGACAACTGCCCCTGAGATGGCGGCCACCTGCCACCTAAACTTTAATAAATCTCCAACTGTTTTTTCTACTTCTTCTACTCTTTCAATAACGTTTTTATGTTCTTCAGTATTACTTTTTTTGATATCATGCACCATACTAATAATAACTTCATCAGATTTAGATGTTTGCTCTAGTCTCTCTTCATGAATAGCCAACATTTTACTGATTGTTTGACTAGTCTCGCTAATCTTTTCTATTGCAGATTCAATCTTTCTCATCATTTGCTCGTATATGTTTAGCTTCTCTTCCAGTAAAGCTAATTTAGTTTCTGTAGTTTGAGACTGAAACATGCTACCTCTATTGGTTATTGTGCTGGTTGGGAACCTCTAGTGGATGCGAATGTCGAAATCTTTTCAAATCCAGAAGAAGATGAATTGATTGTTTTAATCATTTTAACTCTATTACTAGCGTTTAAGTTTCGATACAAGTCAACTAATTTATTTGCACCATCAGGAGAAACTTGAGCTTTCTCTCCATTATCAAACATGACAACTCCTTGCTGGCCAGCTAATGCAATTTGCTTTAATTGGTCAATTACTTTACCGCCACTTTCAAATAATGTTTGTTCATTTACTTTTTTTCTCTTTTTTCTTTTAGACGCAGGAATTCCAGGTGGCTCAACACTTGGAGGGATTGATACTGCTGATCCATCACCAACACTATTAGCAGCAACTTCTTCGTTGTAATTCATATCTTGTTGAGTTCTTCTAAACAATAATTATCTGGACTTATATGGGGAATAGTGTCTGGTTCCAGTCGATCTAAAAATAATATAAAGGACTTCAAATATGTCCAATATTGAGTTTCAATTTTGAAAAACAATAAAGGGGTCGCAGCGTCACCGAAAATATTATATACAACTATAATATGATTTAACAAAAGATGAGTTTTCAGAATTCCTGTTTTATCATATCTTTTAAGTAATCTTTTGATATACTTAAATCGTTTCAGGTCTTCAAGAAAATCATCTTTTGTCATCGCATTTGGGTTGTCATAATGTTTAATTGCAAATAACAAAAAGTTATCATCATTCAACTCATTAAATCTCATTTATTATCAGGTTCCAAATGTTAGTGTGGCAGTTCTAGAAATTACTTCTTCAGTACCACCAGTAGAGGTGATTTTTACTCTATACTTACTTCCAGAAACTGCAGATGTTGCTCCAGTTAAAGTTAGGGTATGAGTGGTAGAACCAGTGTAAATTCCAGTATTTGTTAGGTTGGTCCAACGAGTACCAGTTGGGGTTTGAATTTGCCACTGGTATAGTAAAGTTCCTGGAGTTCCAGTGGTAGTAGTTTGTCCAGATACAGTAAATGTTGCCCCGCCAGATGTTGTAGTAGCATTCTGTGGATATGCAACATTAATTGTTACTGAAGATGCAACGTCAGCTACAATAGCGTCATCAGCCTGAGTTTCAGTAGTATCTGGATTTCCAAGTGCAACTAGCTTCTCTGCCTTGTGGCGAGTATTCCCTGCATTATCAGTATAGGTAAAATACGCCCACCAGCCAGGACCATCAATACCACGCTGACGGTTTTCGTTTAAACGAGCCTCAGTTTCATCAACAAAAACAATAGTTTTAGCCTGGGATGAAGGAGCAATAGTTCTTTCAACTTTGGTCTTGTTTGCGTTAGAGTCAGTTCTTCCGTATAAAGACATCTAAAAATCCTCTTGAAATTTTTATTCTATTAATATTTATAAAAAATGGGGAGTCACCTCCCCAACATACGTTTAATTGTATTTTTAGTAAAATCTATTATAGTATTCTCTTTAAATCGTTTTGTTTTACCTAAGTACTCTGAACCTGCTAAGAGTAGAATTAAAATTAACTCTACTCCCCAGTTCAGAAGTAAACATTCAATCACTTACAATCTCTAAGAAGTGCAGTTCTTACAGTTGCAGCAAGTACATTATCAATATCATTATCAGTGGTATTTACATAACGATCAAGTAGTTCACAAACAAGTCTCTTAGTGTGGCAACTATTCATTGCAGCTAAGAGTAGTGGCTTAACTACGTCTACTAATACTCCCATGATTTTCTCCTATAATGGATCATCTATATTTATTATTTACGACTCCTGTTTTTGGCTTTCCATGCAGTTGCATATGCAATTGACTTTTCTTTTTTGGTTAGTCCATCTTCTGCATAACCAGCTTTAATATGTTTAGCCATTCTTTTATACTTAGCGCCTGGAGGTGCTTTCTCTTCAATGTTCTCAACTTCTTCACATCTCATATCAACCTGAGGATTGATGATTACACCATCCTTTCTTTTACCCCTTACACCAGGAGTGTTGTCAGTTCTATTTGTCTGAGTTAGATTGACGAACTTTCCAGTTGCGTCATCATCAGACTTTTTTTCGGTTAACTGCCTCCAGTCAGCGAAATGAAATCTTTCAATATCAAAAGTATTATAAAGAGTTTCTTCGATGATTTCACGAGCAGAAGGACCAGATTCTTCTACCATGAGAATTGCTTGCTCCATGAAATAATCAAAGTGCTCTTGATCTAGAGTCTCAAAGATTTCCTGAACTTCATCATAATTAAATGCAATTTCAGATTCGATGAAGTAATGAGTTAGAAGTTCTCTCTCTTCCTTCTTCATTCTTTTAACAAAGGTTCCAACACCCCTACCTAAAGCCTGAGCTACAGTTGCTCCAGATCTTCTGGCAGCTACTGCTTGTCCTGCAGCCGCTCCAGCAGCGCCTGCAGCTTTGACTGCATTTCTACCTGTAGCCTGAGCTGTTCTACCAACTGCAACAGTAGCTTGTCTTCTTGCCCTAGTTGCTTGTGGAGATGTTTCTGCTTGTCTTCCCTTCTCCCTAACCGCATGATAAGTTGCTTGAACTTCTGCAGCACGTCTTGCTCCTACGTTTCTTAATGTTTGTACTGATTGACCAACAGATGCAATATCCTTTTCTGCCCTTGCTTTGAGTGCTCCAAGAATACCACCTTTTGCCTTTTCTTTAGTTTGTGTTGGGGTTGATTTAGTTGCTGGCTGTGATTTCTTAGCCCTTGCAATTTTTGACTGACTCTGAAGTGCATCCTTCATTCCAGAAGATTTTGATGGCTCTCTTTCTCTTTCTGCCTTTCTTGATTTGTGTTCAGGAGTTGCACGAATAGCAGATGCTTTAGCACCACCCTTTAGTGAACCAATTGACTTGCCACTCTTGGACATTCCTGAGCCACGAACTTTAGTTCCACCAGCACCACGTCTCCATTCTACAAGAAACTCTTCAGATGAAATTTCATCTACAAAATCACAGAAATCATCAAGACCCATCTCTTCAATTAGGATATCAATGCCATATTCATTGAGTCCCTCTGCAATTAGATAGTCTGCAACGAAATCTACATCTTCCATTTTCACACAATTGTCTACACGCTTACCACCCTTCATTTTAGTGCCAGCTCTTCTATAACCTTTCCAGCAAGCTTTTCCATCAAGACCTTGCTCTTTACCTTCTTTATTTTTTGCTTCAACGGTAAACTCTTCGCCCATGTTTGGACGATTCATAACAGAACGAATTTTATTTGCCTGTTTGGTCTTACCTTTTGCTGCTAATGAAGTTGCTCTTGCTCGCATTCTATTTGCAGGAGTAGTTGCAAGATCAGGATTTTGGTTTTTCGCAAAATATTCTGGTGGTTCACCTTGTTGAGCACCAGTTGTCGATCCCTTTGATCCACCAGAATAAAACTTGGATCTTCTAGGATCAGGTGCTTGTTTTCCACGTCTTACATTATCCCAATATTGTGTATGTGCTTGCTGAGAAGGTGATCTTAGGCCAGATGATTTTCCAGTCTTTGGATCAACATGTCCACCATATCCTTTTACTTCATCTAACTGATCATCAGAATGTCTATTTCTCCAAAGATCCGCTACATAATCTACAGATTCCTTTCTAGTCTTACGTGCTTTTCTAGTCTTACGTACATCATCACCTGGCTCATATGGCTTGCCATCGCCATCACTATCCCACCAAGGATTCTCACCATTGAACTTGAGACCTTTTAGCTTTTCATCAATAATTTCAACTTCTTCCCTACGTACATTTGCATTATTACCTCTTGCATTTAGCTTAGCCTGAATGCGCTTCTTCATTTCTGGCAGAGAAGGAACATTATAAAGTGCTAGAGTTGGAGCACTAAAAGTAGTTCCATTGGTGTACACTGATGTACCCATGTAATCTCTAACCTTTTTATCTTCAAGAAGAGTTAAAGCATACTCAAGAGTTTGATCAATTAGATTTTCTTTTAGATACTCCTCTTGAGATTCCACATCACCTGGAAAATATGATTGAACAGTTTCAACCATCTTTGTAGCCTTATACATCATGTCAGGAGTTAGTGACATGAACTGTGAGACAATAGATAAATCCATATTCTGTACGTTATTGAAGTTCTATTTATTATTATTTATCTTTTCGCTTACCTTTAGTAAATGACTTAACTGGCTCGGTAGGATGCATTCGTTGTAGATATTCTCTGTAATCATCAGTTCCAATTTCAAGTGGACCTGGATGATAGCTTAGATCTTTAATCCATGTACGGTGAATTTTCTTTTGCTCATCTACAAAGATTACATAGTTAGATCCTCTGGTAACAATCTTTCCAGATATGCCAGTAACTGAATCTATTACATGCTCACCGAGATTGTAAATATTACCTTGATAGTATTCTTCACGAAGATTGCTACTATCTAGATTTGGAGCGATCATCCAAAGTTCTTCCTTCAAACTCATAGACTTACGAACTTGACTATAGATTGCACGGCATTCCTTTTTACTTACATTGCCGGGAAGACCTTGCTTGAATGTCTCGTAATCATTTTCAAGTGCTGACTTACGCATCATAGAACTTGTAATGCCTTCAGATTTATCATTATCTGGATCTGGCATTCCAGCACCAACAACTTCTACTCCATAGAAATCGTAAACTGTACCATTATATTTTTGTGCAATCTTTTCATACTTTTGAACATTTTCGTCACCGCACATAATGACTACATGGTGATATCCTTCATCATGCAGTGAAGTCAGAATGTCGTAAATATTATCTCCATTTTCGGGATCATTGATAATATTCTCTGCATGATCGGTGAATACATGCTGGAGAATATTATACTTGGTTTTGAAGTCTAACGGATTCTGCTTTTTATCTGATGTTCTACTTGGATAAATTCTATACTCTGCTTCCAGTTCTTCTGCCTGTTCCTGAACCGCATTGATGAGGTTTTCATGCCCAATTGAAGGGGGATTAAATCTTCCAAAAGTAATAACCACTGCAGGACCATCACCAGGCTCAAGTTGCTCTGGAGGTTGTTCTGCAGTGGTTTCTGGTGATTGTGACTGGGGTTGTGGTGGTTGAGACATGTTTTGCATGTCTGCAACAGAAGATGGTCCCATAAGAGGTTTACCATCTTTTAACTTCTTCTTATCTTCCTTTGAAATAGGTACTAGCTTCTGTCCACCCTTTTCACTCTTGGCTACAACGTTTCCCTTAGCGTCAGTGTAATATCCTTTTCCTGCATGGGCAAGACCTTTTTTCTCCGCTTCCTTTCCCGCAGGAGTTCGTGCTTCTGTTATAAATTGCCTAAAAGTTTTCATCAAAAACAAAAGTTCTACATCTATTATTTAGGTTAAAACTTAGTTCTTACAATGGATTTAGCGGTGGTCAAATACTTTGCTAGTCTATAAATCTCTTCAAAGTTTTGCTGATACAATTTGAAGAAGTCCAATCCATACTTTGCATTTTTATTATTGCGAGTAGCTTTGGAATAATACTCTTCAAATGTATCTAAATTTCCTGGCGTTTGTATAAATGATTTGAATATTACAAACAAATAAAACGTCTGATTCTTGAAAATAAAATTTAGAAACGCAGAGTTTTTCTTGATTGAATTCTCTGCGTTTCTAAGAGCAATCATGAACATCTTATGCTGAGAAACTGTGAAGTTAAATGACTGCCCAATAGATCGTAGTTTTTCTACATCAGACAAAATCATTGTAGAGTTCTTGCCAAATACATCTTTTAGGCAATCATTATTGTTCATCAGATGTCTCCTTCTTTACGGTTTTCGGAATGGAATACTCGGAATGCTCCTTCAGGATAACGAGCAGTTAGTTTTTCTACATTAGTTTCTAAGACTTCTTCAATATTAGTACCTAGAGCAATACAACCTTGAGCAATATACCACATCACGTCTCCCATCTCTTTAATCATATGTGTACGAGATTGTTCGTTATATGGCTTACCTTGGAATGCAATCTTCTTTGCAATTTCTGCAAACTCACCACCTTCAGCAGTAAGACCAATTGCAGCAGTGAGAAGTCGGTTCAAGTCAACGCCAACACCATTTACGTGGTCTTCAGGCACCTTGCGTTCCAGTTCAGTTACCCGATTAACAAATTCTTCTGGATTGCTAGATGCAATACTAGTAGTATCGCCAACAAAATTTTGGTATGCGTCGAGACTAATTAGTTTTTTTGTCATACTTTAAAACCTTCAAATGATCGTTGTGATTTAGTAAATTTAGATTCGTACTCATCTTCAGTTGGCTGACCACTTTGGATCAGGGTTCGCTGAGCACTGTCCTCCACATTATACAGCTTCATCTTCGCCCTGTCAATACCCACCACGAATCTCTTGAAGGCAGTGGGGTCATTGTAACGATTCTTCAACTGCTTGACCATGATCTGATTTAGATTCTCAAGCTCTTCGGTGCTGATAAGAGCAAACATAAAATCAGCAGTAGCGGGAAGACCAAATGATTCAGATGTATCAGTAAGCTCAACGTCAGAGTTACCATAACCTGATCGAGTAGTTTGAGTGGCAGATACAATCGGAACATTGCATTCTACCGCAAGTCCACGTAACTCCTCAGCAATAGCTTTGACGTAAGTGTAGGAGTTTACAATAGTTCCTTTGTATCGTGAAGAAGCACAGATATTTAGATAGTCAATGAAAATCATATCTGGCTTGAATCCTTTCTTTAAAGCTAGATCAGTTAGCAATGCTTTGAAATGTCCCACATGTGCGGAAGCAGTAGGATATTCCTTGATGATTAATTTACCTCTAGTCTTTTCTGATATCTTTGCTAGTTTAGATTCATATGTAGCTTTAGGTAGATTGGTGATGTCTTGAATATTTACATTCAAGAGATTCGCATCAATTCGTTCAGCAATCCTTTCCTCTGCCATTTCAAGTGTAATGTAGAGAACATTGCGCCCCTGCAAGAGGATGGAGCTAGCCATGTGGCACATGAATAAACTTTTGCCGACACCCGTACCAGCAAGAGCGACATTGAGAGTCTTGTTAGGGAGGCCACCTTTTGTAATTTTGTTGAATAGCTCAAGGTCGAATGGAATTTTGTCTTCTTTTTTGTGATAGAAATCATATCGGGATTGTGAATCTGAAATGTAGTCGTGACCAATGTGGTCATCAAATGAAACTGCAAGTGCATCGGAAAGGATAGAAGGGATTGAATCCTTGCTTCTAGTCTTGTCCTTTCCGTCTGCAATTTTAACTGAGTCTAGTAGAGCCAAATAAATGGCTCTGTCCTTACACCACTTTTCAGTGGTATCTAATAGCCATTGATCATCGAATTTTTCTTCCTTCAAATCATTTACTAAATTGACTGAAGTTTGAAAAGCATCATCCGAAATATCTTTTCTATTCTCAATCTCAATCTTCAATACTGACTGAGATGGAATATCATCATATTTCATAACATACTTCTGAATCTCCTGGAATACAACTTTTTCTGGAAGGAGTTCAAAATATGTTTCTTTAATGAAGGGAATTACTTTTCGTGTGTATGTTTCATCATAAATTAAATTTGAAAGAATTTTAGATTCAATTCGATCCATCAAGCATCATCTCCATCAAGGGTGTCCACTGTACCATAACTATACTCCTTCTTGGCACATTCGTCAAGTGCTTCCATCACTTCGGGAGTGAAGAATTTCTCAGGCTCTGAAAGAATAGCCTTAGCATAAAACTTGCCCCCATTAATTTCATAACGACCCCCAGACTTAATGAAGATTCCGTACTTCTCACCCAGTTCCAGTAATCCATAGTATTTGTCAAGTCCACGCTCATCATAGAACAACCTCGTTTCGATTAGTGAATTTTCCTTTGTGAACCTAGACTTGAATGCTTTACATTTGATGATGTTTCCTACTACTTCAGTTCCATCTTTCTCCTTTGATTTAGAAAGGTAAACGATGGTTGAAGCAGCATATTTAAGACCAGATCCACCACCCATTTCTTTGGTTGGCATGTATGATCCAATCACATCATAGGTGTGGTTGGTCACGATCATCGGAATGCCCGCTGTGCCAAGCTTCAGAGACAGGATACGGAACACAGACTTGATGACCTGCGAACGGGTCATATCACGGGTCTCCTTGCCCGCAGAGGCGTCCTCAATCTCCTTGGTGGTGGCAAGCATTCCAAGAGAGTCTAGCACAAACATGAGGGGTGGGCGCTCATCCTTCTTAAGTTTCATGTACTCATCAACTACTTTGATTGACTGAGTACGAAACTCCTGCACAGTAGATACTGGGACTAGACCAACTCGCTTGGCATCAATGCCACGACTAGTCATCATATCTTTTGTGATAGCAGACTCAGTTTCAAAGTAAATTACTTCTCCATTAGGATTTTGTTGAAGGAAGTATTTAACGATTGACAGAGCAAAGAAAGTTTTTCCAGTAGATGACTCACCAGCGAGAGCTGTAATCTTGTTGTTAGGTAGCCCCCCAAAAATACTACCACTAAGGAGAGCATTAAAGATATAGCTCCCAGTGTCAACAAAGCCACCGCAATCTCCTGCGGCGACTCCATCTTCGACGATTCCTGCATACTCATTGTCCAGTTCTTTAATTACACTATTTAAGAAACTCATAATTACCTCATTAATTTTATAGGAATGCTTCTAGTGTACCACGTCTTTCGGATACCCATCCGATCGAATTTAACACAGAGTTTAGTGGTTCAAGGAAGCTCTTGGAGAATTGCATATTGTAATCAATATACTTTTCTAGGTTAAACTCTGATGGAAGTGTTTGAAAATATGAAATTACATTTTCTTGAATGGGGTTAGGAACTTTCAAGTATACAAACTTAACCTTTTCCCCTTCCTGGATATATGGATATTTGTTATTCAGTTTTTTAGTTTTTACCAGATGGTTGTACAGAATAGCACCCCGTACTTGGATTGGAGTTTTCTCTGCATATAAAGTAGAAGATCCCTTATACTTATGAAGATTGTTCAGGCTTCTTGGAAATGAAATGTCTACAACATCTTGTTTCCTCGTATCAGTTTTAACCTGATTAATGAAATTGATCAATGTATCATTATCTTTGGTTAGAATAATTTGAAATGCTTTGAACAACTTGTCCCTAAAATATGATGGTGTAGATGATCTGGCAGTTTCCAATCCCATGATTTTCATCTTGGGACTTTCATATCGTACACCTTCTGAATCCCAGACGTTGAGCATGTAACGTTTCTTCGCAGTCCAAATTCCTTTGTCTGCAATGTTCTCTCGTTTCATCTTCATCTTCTGGTCATACGCATTCACATACGTTGCCAGTTCTTGGTAGCAACTTTCAATATAAGGTTCAAGTTCCACTTTACAGATCTTATCAAGGAACCCGACAATTTTCTCAGGAGCTTCCTCTCTTCCCTTGTATATAGTTTGAACCAAAGGACCCAGATTAAGATAAATGGAATCGGTATCAGAAGCAATAACATAATCCTCCCCATCTGTTTTCAACAGTTTATTTAGATATGCATTCATTTTGTTCTCAATCCAGCGGATTGAAACTTGACCAGATAGGGTGATTGCTTCTGCATTAGTAATTAGAAAATACCTGAAGTATTCATTTCCAATCGCACCATAAGCAGAGTTTAGTGCAATCTTACGTGCCATCTGATTGTTTTCATATCGTGCGATATCTTTCAGATGCTTCTTATCTTTAGTTTCTTCATAAAGCTTTTTAGATTCAAGCATCTTTTTCTTGAAGATAACTCGGTCATCATACATCTTCTGCATAAGCTTTGGAAGAAACCCCATCTCATGGGTATCATACATTGCACCATTTGCACAGACCGATGCACACTCTAGTGAACTTGTATCTACTGATTTCTGTAGGATTTTATCTACTGTTATACCAGGGAATCGTTCAGTCAATAATGTTTCAGGAGAAATATTGTACTGCATGATCAAGTGTGGATATAGTGAGTTCAAGTCAAAACTCACCACCCAATCATGCTTACCGATTATGGGATCCTTTACATAAGCTCCTTCATATGCATAATCTTTCTTCTGGCTAATCTTTGGGGGAACTACAATGTGACCCTTCTTCAAATAATTGAAGATAATATTGTCCCAAGTTTTTACCTGAGAATATACATCTTCAAAATTCTCTTTTGCGTCATATGCCATCGTAATAGCAAGTTCAATCAGCTTCATCTTGTCATCGAGACGATCGACAAGTTCTACGTCACGAATGTTGTAATCAATAAACTTCTGCCAGTCCCTGGTATAAAATTCTTTGAAGTTTTCAAACTCAGAGTGATCGAGCTTTTGTTCTCCTAGTTCTACTTGGGCGATGTAATCTAGTCGGTAGGATTCTCTGTTTGTATAAGTAAACTTCTTGTACAGATCCAGATAGTCCAGTACAGATAGTCCTGCAATCTCATAAATGATATGAGCCCTACCCATGATCACAACTTCCCTGTTGGTGGCAACTGTCCAGGGGGAAATCGACTTCATGTGTTTGGTGGACAGTACCTTCTCCAACCTTCTCATAATGTATGGGATGTCATACAAAGTCACGTTCCACCCAGTAACCACATCAGGAGTATTTTGAACCCACCATTCAAGAAAGTTTGAAAGCATTTCTTGCTCGGTCCAAAATACTCGATATTCTACATCTAAGCGAGTGTTTTCATATTCACGGACACCCCACACAATGATTTGTTTAGTATTGATATCCTTTACAGTAATGCAGAGCATTTCTTCTGCAGCTGCCTCTACATTCGGGAACCCGTTTTCACAAGCCACCTCAATGTCTAGAGATACAATGTGCATAGAAGAGATATCAAATTTGATCTCGTCCTCTGGAAATTGATCTGCTATGTATTGATACAAAAACCTTTCATATCCATACACTGTAAAGTTGTCTACACCATCGTACTTTTTTAGAAAGTCTTTTGCTTCGTTAGTCCTAGTAAATTCAATAGGACTAACATAATCACCAGTAAGGGTTTTATACTTAGTAGGTTTTGGCGAGGGCACAAACAATGTGGGAGAAAAGGTATCTTGGAAGATTTCCTTGACTCCGTTGTTGTACCCACGATAGTGGACTACATCACGAATTAGTTGTACATTGGTGTAAAACCTCATTTAGCAATCAGTTGAGTGTATAGGGTTAGAATTTCTGGACAGGGTTCTACTATGGTCATGATTTTATCTGAATTGAGAAGAATATCTACGTCTTCTGTAAATAGAGGATACCTAACCAGTTGAGCATAATCAGTTTGAATAGTTGTAATTTCCTTTTCGTCTTTGATATTTTTTTCTTCCGTGGTCCGTAAAAATACTGCATTATCTGGAGGGAAATGTTTATCCTTATCATTGTAATCCCAATAAGTCAGGTCTAGAACTCGATATGGATTTTTCATGTATAGAGAAGGTTCTTCGTCTAGCTCCTCATATTCACAGATAATATAATCATTGTTGATAAGTTGAATCAGTTTAATATTCATGGCAGGGTCCATGGGAACAACTCTATGTAGTATAGCATACCCAGGAGCCCATGTCAAGAAAAAAGACCCGATCCCTGAAAGTTGCCAGGGTGGGTCTGTGCCGACGATATTTGGGGATTTCCCAACTCTATTTATTCTGTCAAGAGAGCTTTTTCAGTCTTGACTCCTGGAATATCCCAGGTTGTTTTCTTTTGATGATCGGGAATAATTTTTTCAATGTCTACAGATAATAGTCCATGTTCAAAATTCACAGAGGATACTCTATGTTCATCGGAGAGTTGAATCTTACGGGTGAAGGAACGTTTTGATAGACCTTGGTGTACATACTGTCTTGTAGTATCTCGTTCCTCAACTTTGCTGGCAATTGTGAGAATGTTTTGTTCTGTAAAGACTTCAATCTCTTCTGGTTTAAATCCTGCAAGAGCGACTTCAACTGTGTAGTTACTGTTGTCATGTTTGACGATGTTGTAGGGAGGATAGTTTACGTTTACCGAATTTTGCATTGAATCTAATCGGTTAAACATTTCATCCAGACCTACAGCAAGTGGAGCGTATTCGGTCCAAAATGTGTCTAGTGATTGAGTAGTGAATCTCATTGTTATTAATCTCCTTGGTAAGCGAGAGTTATTTCTAGAGACCCCGAAGGCATCTCTTCACAATTATATATATAATTATCGTCGAATGTCCAGTTCGGATTTCCGAAAATAAATACAGTATAATCAGTGTACATATTATGCTCTCTACAAATTATCGACTCAAACTAGAAGCAATTTGCAATAACATCGTGGATGGGAACGAAGTTTCATTGCAAGATATTATTTGGGCAGAGAAATTGGCACAAGCAAACAGAACTGCAGGAACTATGCTCCGCCAGGCAAGACGTAGAGCAGAAAACCCAGACATGCAAGAAGGTGATCTAGATGATTTCTTAAATCAACTTGATATTGGTGGATTTGGAAATGAACGAAAAGGAATCAGTAGATTTGATACCGTAGATGATATTGTAGATTTTTTCACCGAAGATAAACCAGAAGACTGGAGACAACGAGATTAAAACAGTATCAAATGTTACAATTATACTTGCATATATAATAATACGTTCATTCGCTATTCGCAAATAGCGAACGGAAGTAAGCCGACTCGGAACGGATCGTTCATCCTCATAGAGGACGCAAAAGCCGACTGAAGGAACGCTCTTTAGCCTAAAAATTAAGGAGAAACCTAATGTCACAAGCAACTTATCGTGGTGCCAAATACGACACCGATACACGCCAAAATCAAATTGCTTCTAACTGGCTAGCAGTAATTCGCAGTCAGATTGAAAAAGAAAATAAACTGAAAGAAGCACAACTTGTAATGGCAATGAAATAAAAAAAAGGGGCTTAAAGCCCCCTTTCTACTATTCTGGCTGTTTCTTTTTGCCAATGTTGTATTTACTTTCCAGAGTCCACTCTGGTTTGTCTTTGAATGAAAGAACTTTAATCTGACTCAGCGGTGCTGCGTCTGCTACTTGTTCAGCATTTACAATCTGTACAAGACCCCAATCCTGAAGTAGCTGAGCAATTCTATTCTTTCGTTGAACATCGTTCAAGAATAGATTGGCTCTTTTGCCATCTAATGCAAAAAGCTCTTTAAAGTGTACAATATAATATCTACCTTGCTTATGAAGAATATGGCAAGATTGATATAGCTTCTTTTCTTTTCGTGATGCAACTCCAATACGAGTTAGAGTTTCCCTGACTTTTAGAAAGTCATCTGGCTCATTTAGAGTTACTTCAACCATTTGATCTGGTGACCAACTCACTTCACTATCAACGTTCATTTTTTCCTCCACGATTCAATCTCGTTCTGATAAATTCAATTTGTTCGTCTGTTAATATTTTCAAGGCAACCTTAGCCTTTTCATCACTATAGCCATAATATTCTTTAATGCATTCCAATGAATCTAATTTCTCTTTCTTTAACCAAGGAGAGAAACGTTTCTTTGGTCTGATAATATTTATATAAAAATCATATTGAAGTTTCTTGTCAATATGAGAATTTAAATTCATCTCATTAGCAAGAAGAATAGTATCAATAAAACCAGAATAGCACCTATTAACAATGTATGGAAGATACTTGGACTCCGCCTCTGCGTCGGAGTCGATCAAGTTCTGTTTAGTGGTATTGATTGAATTTAGATAGTCTTTGAGATCGTACATTATTTAAATTTACAGTCACACATAATTTCAGTGAAGCAAGCAAGAGTATTGATCTCTTGATCAGCAACAAATGCTGATTGATACTGATACTTAGCAAGAATCAATACTGCTTGAGGAATCGACCCAGCATCCAAACACTCGTACATAGTATTGTAGATCTTTCGGATAATAGAATTCACATCATTATCAAGATTCTCCACAACCCACTTACGAACCTCTTTGAAGTTCTTTTCCTTTAGAGAATTTACAAGATTCTTCAGGTTGATATCGCTAACCGAAGCCAGAACTCCAATATCAATAATTCCAGAAGATGCATATCGTTGGAGTTCATTGAGAACCCTACGCCAATCAGGAAAGAATTTATTGATTACTTCTGCAACAACCTTTTCATCATATTGGACATTCTCTTCCTCAAGAATAGTCCGGATACGGTTGAAGAATTGTCCTGCAACTCTTGGCTTGTCCTTCCCTGTGATACCGAAATCGAAGACGGCACACCTAGATTGTAGCGGTTCAATGATTTTATTCTTGTAGTTGCAGGTGAAGATGAATCTGCAGTTGCTATGAAACGTCTCAATATTAGCCCGTAGGAGGAGTTGAACGTCGTTGGTTGTGTTATCTGCCTCGTCAATGATGATGACTTTTGGTTTACCATTTCCTTGAAGTGAGACGGTCGATGCAAAGTTTTTTGCTTGGTTCCGTACCGTGTCCAGAAATCGTCCTTCATCAGATCCGTTGATGACATAAAAATCTACTCCTAGTTCATTGCATAGTGCCTTGGCGATGGTGGTCTTACCAATGCCTGGAGGACCACACAAAAGTAGATTAGGGATTTCTCCCTTCTCTACAAAATTTTGAAATGTATCCTTTACATTTTTTGGAAGAATACAGTCACTTACTTTTTGTGGACGATACTTTTCAACCCACAGAAAATCATTACGAATCATTTAATCAACCTCCAAAAGTAGAATCTGGTTCAAGGGCAATCCAATATTGAAGATTGTATTTGGAACTAATAAACTGAGATACATTCTGCGGAGACACTAAGACTTTGTACACATCAGGAATGATCTTGATATTTTCAATTTTAAAGTTGAAGACAAATTGATTATCAGTCTCACCAACTTTAGCTGAGAAACTATTTGATGTGTCGTTGTCTTTGTTGCGAACTACAAGATTGATTTCTCCATCTTCACTAATTAGAGATAGATCTTTTAGCTGATACACGCTCGCAGCTTTTAAAAGCGAAGAAAGAACCTCTTCTCCAAGTTCAAACTCTACATTTTCCCCATCCATTGGAATTTGCTTGTCAGATGGGCTGGCAATCAGATTCGGATCTGAAAAGAAATACTTTACCTTTGAACGACCACTTTTAATAGTCAAATAACTAGGGTTGTCAAATACAAATTCAGGATCCTTAAACAAAGTAAGTCCACCAAGGAATTCGTTCAAGTCATACAGAGCAAAATTCTGCTCAAAGGTTTCAGTGCAAGTATACTCTGCAAGAATATTTTTTACTGGAGAAACAGTACGAATAACACTACCCGATTTCACGACAAGTGAAGAGTTGATGGTAGAGAAATTCTTTAGAACATTCAGTGTTTCGTTAGAAATTTTCATACAGATTTGAACTCCTGGAGACCGTTATTGGTACGTGAATAATGCTTGTCAAAATGAAGCAGAAGCATAGCGTAGTGAATGACTTTCATTAGATCACGTTTGTTGTGACCATCTTTATCACCATAGCGTGAGCCGTACTTCAGGATATTGGCTTGACAGAAGTCTTGAGCCAATCCTTTGGCTGCCATAAGATCAATAGTCTGAACATCACGATAATCTTCATCGTGACCACAGTAATGGCTTCCATAAGTACTTACTACATACTCCTCAATATCCTTGAAGATTCTGTCTTCGTTGTACTTCCATTGCATAATTAAAATCTCCGAATAAAAAATGGGGAGAGAACTCCCCTAGTATACATCAATCAGATAGAGCTGTCAAGTGCTTCTTGATCTACCACACTTTCCTCAGTGGTATCTAGAGCAGAAGCATCAATGTTCTTGTAGAGATCTAGGAAGGAACTCTTGGTGTCATCATCAAAACGATTGATACAAACATTGATAGCCTTCTTGCGATTCTTAAAGATAGCAAATGACTGAACGATATGAACCAGACGACGAGTGGTGATGATTTCATCTACGCCACCATCATAGAAGGTCTTACGAATAGTATCTGCCCAGACAATCAGCTTGTCAACAAACTCTTCATCAACAACTTCAAAAGAGTTCATCAGGTTCATGAGAATCTTTTTCTCAGTCGCCATAGAAGGATAAGGTTGCTCAAACGTGATGGGGAAACGCTCAAGGAATGCTTCGTTCATCACGTTGGTGCCAATGAAACGACCATCATCAGAACCTTTACCTTTGGTGTTGGCAGTGGCGATGACGTTGAAGCCAGCAGTGGGAGTTACATACTGGTTGATCTTCTTTAGAAAAACACCCTTACCTTCTAGCACAGACTGTAGACACATGATCTTGTTAGAAGCAAGGTCGATCTCATCAAGCAGAAGGACTGCACCACGCTTCAGGGCATTGACTACAGGACCATCATGCCATACGGTTTCCCCATCAACAAGTCGGAAGCCACCCAGCAGATCATCCTCATCGGTCTCAATAGTGATGTTGACACGAATCAGTTCACGCTTCAGGTGAGCACAAGCTTGCTCCACGCTGACAGTTTTACCGTTACCAGAAAGACCAGTGATGAAAACAGGATAGAACATCCCAGACTTGACAATTCGCTTCACATCACTGAAGTTGCCAAACGAGACATAGTTTTTGTCTTTCTGGGGAATGAAGCTAACTACAGGTGTAGCAGGAGTTGCAGACATAGAATTAAAGGTCTTTTCAAGTTGTTCAGTTACAGTCAAATTCCAGACTCCACGACCAGATTTGTTAGGTTCAAGTGTCTTGCAAATAGTTGCAAGGGAAGTGTTTGAGTTTGCAGCATATTCAATCAGTTGTTGGCGAGTCACAGTTTCGCCGTAAAGAGCAGTCAGGTTTTGAACAAGCTGATCAATCATTTGAGTCATAATGAAGTTACCTCGTTTGGTATGAAAGTAGTATAGGGCAAAAGGAGTGGGGTGTCAAGCGATTTGCTCGATGAATTTCGATAAGATGATCTTATTGAAAGCCTTCTTACTCATTTGAGTTTTGAATGCGGTCAACGGATTTGCTGGGATTGCAGGGGCAATGTCTGTGGGAGTACTATTGCCGATCTCAATAAAGTAGAGTTCGTTGTACCCCAAAGAAGTTGCAGTAAATGACCTAGTTTTTGCCCACTCGGAAGATACTGCAGTCCAATTTGAAAACTCATCTTTTAGATATCGAGCAACAAAAGACTTGGCACCATAGAAATCAATAAGTCGGAATCCTACAGCATTTGATCCAGTGATTTGACGATAGTAATCTACAAATGCACTGGTAATTCCCATACTTCCATTTTTACTGATATTCATCATAGTAATTTTGTTTTTCTTGTCCTGAAGACATAGAATTTCATTTGCACTTAGCCAACCAGAATGAACAATGTTCGTATTACCATAAGTTGAACGATTGTATGCAACTGAGTTAGATTCCCCATCAGTCAAGAAAACTGTGTTAACTTTATCTACTTTATAAGTTTTCTTGAATTTATCAAACACATCAATCGCTGCAAATACGCATTCATTCAAAGGAGTGCTACCTAGATCATAATGAGTATACTCAGTAGTTAGATATGATTGCAGATCTAGAGCATGTGCAAGTTTCCAGAGATTCTTCATCTGACTATCCAGTTGAGCAGTATTCATTTTACTGCTCAGCAAATTCACAAGAAGGAAATCATTATTGATAAAAATTTGATTTTCCTTTACGGATAATTTCTTACTGCGAGATATTTGATTATAATTCTTTGCGGTATTCCTGTCATTGAAGGAATACACTTCAAAGGGAATCTGTACTTTTTTGCAGAACTGAATCAGATTGAACAGTTGCTTGATAGTACCTACTAGGTTTCCTTGCATGGAACCAGACCAGTCAAGATACATGATTAGACCATGAGACTTACCTTTAGGAACTACAGTTACCTTCTTGAAGATATCATCATTCCACTTATAGGAATGCATTTTGTTGGTATCAAGAACACCAGTTCCAGCGGTAGCAGACCGATTGTATTCAGTTGCTCGCTTTTTCATTTCAAATTCTTTAATCAGATATGATACAGACTTCTTACAATCATCCTTGTAATTTTTATAGTTACTCTCTGCTCTATCAAACATGCTCTTGTAATAACTTTTGCTTTTATACCCAGACTGATTAGCATAATCAATCATGCTTGTGAAAATCTTAGGAAGATCTTTGACACATTCTTTCCAGGGAAGAAGATGATTATCAATATCAATAGATGGTGGAGTCAGATAGATGTAGGTGTCGCCAGTAAGACTAGCAAGTTGTTGTTGATTTTTAGACCATGCCTTATCTGTATCAGAAGTAAAATCTGCTTGCTTCCCAGAGTTGTTGGAAGAAGATGGAGTAGATTCCTTAGGAGTAGATTCCTTAGGAGCATCTTCTTTATTATCGCAATCAGATTGAGCAGAAGTCTGATTCTCACTATCACTTACGTTACTTTCAGAACTTTGATTCTCCTGAGATTCAGACTGTTCTCCTTCACCTTCAAGTGAGTTTCCTGTGGCAGAAGACAGTTGAAGTTCAACTTGTTTTTCAGTATGCTCTACTAGTTCTTTTACAATATTTACTACATCTTCAAAGGTTTCTGCATTGGCAATTTTACCAATAAATACCTGCTCTTCTGGAGTAAAGTTAATAAACACTCCAGCATGGACGTTGCCAAGTTTGAAGTGGAGATTGATTTTATCAATAAACTTCAGTTCATTAACATCAATAGAATCAATCTCAAAGAAGTCCTGATCATTCAGTTCTGAGTATCCACGATAAAATGAACGAGCAAGACCAGGATACTTACGCTTCATCAACTTCTCGATGCGAGCATCCTCAACCACATTCAGATATCCCTGAGGAAGATTTAGATCACTACCATATAGATCTGGAGTATAGATGGCATGACCAACTTCATGACCAACAAGAAGGTCATATACATCGTTAGAAGTACCTTCCCAAATAGGAAGAGTCAGCACACGATTGTGAGTATCGAAGCTTGCAGTGGGAACAGAACGATGTTCAACAGTAAGGTTTTCTGTTGCCAAAAGTTTAGCAAGAATACTCTTGGACTGTTTGATGTCGGACATAGGTGCCTCAATTCAGTCCTCATATAGTAACAGGTCCACCCCACCATGTCAATGGGATGGACCATAAGGATTGCTTATAGCTCTTTTACTTTACTGAAATTCTTGACTTTTTCAAATTGAAGAACTTTCTCAAACTTATCATGTAGCATGTCACCTTTATGAGAGATTACAAATACATTTGTATCACTATCAATTCCACGAAGTATCTTTAGAAAATCTTCAGTGCCAGATGTATCTAGAGAACTATCAAACACTTCGTCTAGGATAAGTAAATTTGTGCTTGCTGAATTCTTTAGTTTAGCAACTGCCCTCCATGTAAACATCAAGGCTAAGTCAATTCTCATTTTCTCGCCTTCTGAGAATGAAGTGTAACTAAATTCATCCCTAAATCTAGATTTGATAGTTTCTTCAAAGTTCTCATCGAGATTGAAGTTTACATAGAAGTCCATCAACTGAAGATACTTGTTAATGAGTTGATTCATCACTGGTAGATATTTCTTGATGATCTTGGATTTAATTCCAGTATCTTTCAATAAAGTTGAGACAATTTCATAATAGGTTTTATTATTCTTCATCTTGTCCACTTGCTTCTTTAATACTACTCCCTCAGAAGCAAGTGTGGTTAGCTTTTGCTTTTCAGTTGCAATGTCTTTGTCGGTTTCATTGATTTTTTGAATTTCATCATTTAATGCATCAATAAACTTCTGAAGACTTTTGCAGTTGTAATTTTGAGAAGCAATCTTTACATTTAAATCATTTATATCTGTCAAGATCTCTTGAGATTTATCAATAATAATTTGAGATTCTTTAATCTTGGTTTCGACTTCTTGAATTGCAGATTCAAGTTTTTCAATCTCAGTGTTGCATTTTGAGATATGAGTTTTCTTAACTTCTTCTGTCAAATCTTGCTGACAAGTTGGGCATACATCATTCTCATTATAAAACTGGATATTGGTAGTATAATCAGATAGTTTAGTTGAGAATTTAGTCTTATATTTTTCTAGATCTTTGATATTAATTTTTGGAAGGGATGAGAGTTCTTGCTGTTTTACTTCTAGCTCTTGGCAAAGTTTATCGTAGGTCTCATTGCAATCTTTAATTTGCACTTCGTAATCTAGTATTTGAGATTTTTTATCATCAATATTTTTCTGAGACTGACTGGTAATATAATCAATGTGATCCTTTTGCATTCCAACCTTTTCTTTTAAAAACTGAATCTCAGTCTCAAAAGTTTTGATGTTATCATTATTGGTTTTAATTCGATCTTTTAGAATGACATTCATTGTCGAGAAGATACGAATGTCTAGAAGATCTTCAATAATTTCTCTACGATGCGCTGCAGGAAGTTGCATGAAAGGAACAAAGGTGCTGGATCCCAAAATTACAATCTGAGTAAATGATTTGTAATTTAGCTTTAGGATGTTTTGCTCCAGATACTTTTGCTGATCGGAGGCAGCCGCAACTTGATCTAGAAGTTTACCATCAATCCAAATCTCAAAGATGTTTGGTTTCAGTCCACGAATAATACGGTATTCTTTTGATCCTATATTGAACTCTAGGTCTACTTTACAGTCTTTCTCGTTTATAGAGTTAATTAACTGGTTTTTATTGACCTTGCGAAAGGACTTGTTGAACAGTGCAAATATGATTGCCTCAATGACTGTACTTTTACCAGCACCGTTAGATCCAATTATGAGTGTAGTATTGGAATCATTTAGATTGACAGTAATCGGAGTATTACCAACTGCAAGAAAATTAGAGTATGTTACAGTCTTAAATAAAATCATAGGAAATGGTATCAGGAGGAATTACAAAATCATCAGGGGTTATAACACAGTAATTATATCCAAAACTCTCACAAGCAGTCACGGCATCTTCTTCCTCGATCTCAACTAATTGTAGTTCAGGAAATCCATCTGCTTCTAAAAGACCAACATATCGAAGTGCATCGTCTTCGTCAACAAACATTTGTAAAACTTTACTTCCGTCAGAAGTTTCTACTGCGTATGCACCTTCTTCCTTTTTGTCTTTGAGAGTTAGTATGTACATTACTGAATTTCAGAAGCTTCCAGGTAAATAGATTTTATGATAGATTTCAATTGAGATTTATCATAATTATTTTTCATATCTTCTATATATCTCTGCAAAGTGGTTAGGGTATCTTCATGTTCAGTAACTTCTTGATCATCTTGATCAGAAAATACTTGAGTATCTTCAATAATTTTTAGATCATGAACTCCAATAGTATAGAATTTCTCAATTACTTTATCGAAGGTATATAAGTCATTTTTATTTTCTACGATAACTTTAACGTAGCTATCGGCATATTCTGATAGATCTGCTTTGGTATAATCATTCTTCGCATCATCATAATAAAACTTCTTGAACATTCTAAATGGATTACGAATGAATTCAAGTTTCCTGGAATCTAAATCATAAAGATGAAACCCACGTTCTTCATTGTAATCACTCCATGTCATTTCATATGGATTGCCAAGATAATAGATGTTATCACTTCTTGATTTGTGATGAAAATGCCCAGAATAAACTCGTTTAAATTTAGAAAAGATGTCTCTGTCTAATCCACCTTCAAACATATGTCCTGGGTGAGCTTCAAATCCATTGATTTCCAAATGACCCATCAATACTTCTGATTTTGTATTCTCTAGGTGATTCATCACTTTGAATTGATTCTCAGAGTTAATCCAGGGAATCATTGTAATGGTGTTTCCTAAAACATCAATATCACAAATTTCATCATAAATTGTAATATTATCATAGCAATCAAGAAGAAGAGTTGGAGTATTTACTCTGTTAGTGTTCTTATAGTATGCAGTGTGGTTACCCACAATCATATGAATTTGAACACCCATCTCCTGAAGTCGATCATAATAGTTTTTCTTGATCCTATCCCATGCAAGAAAATCTATTTGTTTTCTGTTATCAAATGTATCTCCAAGATCAAAAAGAATTTTGATATTATTCTTTTCTAGCGTGGGGAAAAATACTTCATTGTAGAACTTTAGAAAGAAGTCCCAGAATGCCTGAGATCCTTTTCTTCCGTCAAGATGTTGATCAGTAATAATGGCACTATTCATCGGTTGTTGCGATACTCCAAGTTTTCCTTAATGCTATTCATGTCTGACATATTATATCCCATGATACTGCTATCTGCAGCAAATACTTCATCAAACCCAGATCGTTCTAGAAGTTTAGTTTTAATTTCTAATTGCTTCTTTTCTTTTTGAATACGACGAAGGAATGCAAAGTAGATAATCTGAGTGAAGTATGCAAAAGGATTAGTAGACTTTTCTGGATCAAAGTTATCAATATACTGAAGGCAGTTTTCAATGCCATCACAAATCATATCATCCTTGAACATGTAATTAACAAAGTTAGGTCGATATGATAGGTGAGTAGCAATCTTTAAAAAGCATTCACCAATATAGTTTGGGACCTTTGGTTTGTCTCTACCTTCTTCTTTAGATAGTTTAACTTCCTTTCGGTAAACCATCAAAGCATCAAGAAAATCTTTGTTATTTACGTAATGTTCTTTTTTCTTCATTCAAGGTTTTTATTTCAAGTGTACTAAGCGTAACACATTCCTAGCATCTTGTCAAGAGGAGAGGGGGGGGGGGGTTGACAAGACTGCTGAAAGTGTGTATAATAACTCTGTCAGGGTTCAGAACTTTACTTTAAGTACTTAGAGTTCTTTAAGAGTCTATATTCAGTTTAAATGATTTTTCTAGAAGCTTCCTTGCTTCTTCAATCTTATTCTTGAATCCTAGTTCTTTATCTAGTGATACCTTATTGTTGTTATCTTGATTTAGATATTTCTTTAAAGTACTACGATACAAAATTAATATTTTATTATCTGCTTCTCCTACAGTAAATACTTTATTCTTTTCAATAAAAAATATATCTTCTTTGGAGAACTTAATCCAGGGTCTCATATCAACTTTGTACATCTCTCCAGCAGGAGTTGATATTTGTTCTACAGTTATTTCAAATGGATTTTCTATAACAAATCCATCTTCCTCTTCACATACAACTACATTACCAACTAACTCTGCTCCGTCAATTAATTTAATTATTCCATAAAATTCAGTCATGTTCCTTCCTTTTAAAATTTACTGGAATTATCTCGTACTCAAAGTTTTCTTCTGAGTAAGTTTTAATTCTTTCTACTAAGTGATTTAAGGTATAATTCTTTTTATCTCCTTTGGAGAAATCATCTGCAATATCAAATAGCTTTGCTTTTGATTTATTGTCTCCTTTTCTCAATACTCTTCCGATTGATTGGAGGTTTCTGATTCTTGATTTACTAGGGGAAGCAAAGATAACATTATGCAGATTTCTAATGTTAATACCAGTAGAAAAAGTGCCGTAAGAAGCAATGATGATAGCATTAGACTCTTCTTCTGTTAGTTTTCTGATTAATTCTCTTTCTTCAGTATCAACTCCACCATATACGAAAAATACTTTTCGCTCATGGCCTACATCACTATTTATTATTTCGTGAAGTATCTTGCCATGTTTTTCTACCATAGCAAATAATATCAAAGTATTACCCTCTTGATTGATAGCTAATTTTTTGATATAGTTGTTTCTCTTTTCAGATCTACAAATATAATCTAGTTCTTCTTGATATGATTCAAAGCTAGATTCTCCATGCTGAAGCAACAGGATATTGATTTTGAGGTTTGAGAGGTAGCCCTTGTCTATCAGTTTTTTGGTCTTAATAACCTTGTTAACAGGACCGAATAACCCCTCTAATACGAGTTGATTTGTGTTGGACCCATCCAGAGTACCTGTGAAGCCAATTCTATGCTTACAATTATGCAGTTTTTCCATAATCGTAATCAGAGACTTGGCTTTGAACTGGTGAGCCTCATCTCCA